ACATATTTATCTGATTTAAATGAATTTCATCGTTCAGAACATCTAGTAAAACAAGACCCGGTAATAGATCCAAAAATTATAAGAGGACGAAGATTGAAAAATATATCTCAGTATATATTAGGTGGAGAAAATGAAGATTGGTATAAATCGACTCAAGATAAAGCAACAAAAAATAATCGTCCAATTGAAGAACAAGCTTTATTAGAAGCAGCTTGGGTACTTGATAATGATCCAAATTATCAGTAATTATATTTGTTTATTTGAAATATTTTTGTTATATTATAATACATGATAGTTATAGAACAAGAAAATCAGTTACGACAAGTTCAAGAATCGATACAATCTGGTCCATCATTTTGGATACCCATGTATTCAGATCCATTTCAACATTTCATGAATAACCATATAAGTTTTATTTATATCTACTCTATATCAGAAGCTTTAGACTATATTGTACCCTTCCGTCATAAGGATTGTTTTAACATGGATATAGAACGTTTAAACGACCTTACAAGTCACCATGAGATATATGTATTAGCTAAGAAACGCTTTGCAAATTTTAGTTCAATAAAGTGTTATGATGCTGACATGATGGCATGGTGGCAAACACATAAAATGTTGCCATTAGACGAAACTAATACATCAGCACATAATGCCTGGAACAAGTGGTGGCATAATGAAACTAATACTCATGATTGGTTGCCTATTACAAAACATATTGAAAGATGTATAGGCATGAGAAAAAAATTTATGGAATATCATTCTACATTTGAATTAACAAAAGAATTTAAATCATATGAAACAATGGTTACTGATAATTTTTATGCAATAGAAAGAACAGGATTACAAATTGATTACAATAAATTTACAGAAAAATTTAAAGCAAATGGAATTGTAAATAATAAAGCCTATACAGAATATAACATATGGACAACAACAGGAAGGCCGTCAAATAAATTTGGTGGAGTTAATTATGCGGCCTTAAATAAAGAAGATGGTTGTAGAGAATCATTTGTATCNAGATGGNNANANGGCNNNTTATTNGAAATGGATTTTGATGCATATCATCCAAGACTNATTGCAGATATAATTGGATATGAATTACCAGAAGGNNNNATNCATGAATATTTTGCTAAACAATATTTTGGTAAAGAAGAAATATCAGANNAAGAATATAATGATAGTAANAAAATTACATTCCGATTATTGTATGGAGGTATAGATAGTGATTTTGAAAAGGTTCCATTTTTTGGTAAAGTAAAGAAATATATAAATGAATTATGGAAAATATATAAAAAACAAGGTTATATTGAAACTCCAAAAATGAAACGTCCTTTATATAAAAAATATTTGCATGATATGAATCCTAACAAATTATTCAACTATTTGTTACAAGCATCTGAAACAGAATATAATTTACATATGTTAAATGATATAAATAATTTGTTAAGTGAGTATAATACAAATATTATTCTTTACACTTATGATTCTGTATTATTTGATTATGATATTAAAGATGGTAAAGAATTATTGATAAAATTACAAGATGTTATGAGCCAATCAGGTCGCTTCCCGGTTAAAACCAAAGCTGGTATTAATTACCATGCCATGAAGGACATGAGTTCACGGTTTACCTAATATTTATTTAAAAAGTATCTCTATGGATAAGGAATCAATTATACGAGAATGGTTTTACCGACTACCAAAAGGTTTTGCTGAAGAGCCGTATACAAAAAAAGAAATGAATGTATTACATGAAATTCTCGATGAGAATGGATTGAATGGGTCCGTGTTTGTAAAAGAAGTGGATCAATTAGACCAAGCATTTCTAGATACCAAACCAGTTGAAGATCTTAAAGAAGCAGAAGATATAGATTCTATATACGAATCAGCAGAAACATTTGAAAAATATATTCTTAATAAATTTGCAATGGAAGGCCAGGATGTAGGAAATCTAGAAGTAATTTATCAAGAAATATTAAGACGTGAAGACCCAAATTTAAAACAATGGTTCTTTAAAGGAGGGAAAAGAAAACCAGAGAGTGGAACATTTTCAATGTCAAAGACGGCAAAAGAAGCTTATGAAATATGTAAAAGTGCTATTGTTGTAAATGGACATTATAGTGAATTATGGTTTGCATTAGAATATAATGGTCTTGTAAAAGGAGGAGTTGCTGGAAGCACAATTATATCAGATGTAGATATTCCACCAGATATTGGAGTATCATTAAAAGATTATGCTAGCTTCAGTTCAGTTAATTTTGGAAAACTACCACGTGAGACGAATGTGTTTATGCAAAAAATGATTATATTATTTGAATTACTATCAGATTTCAAAACTAATATATCTCAAACAAGAAAATCTATTAATATATTATTAGATGAATTATCAAAACCTGAAGTTCAAAAAGATATAGATGAAATATTAAAAATGGCAGATGTAGGCTCGGTTAAGATTATTGAAAATACTGCTAAAAAAATTCGTGAGGTATTAGGTGGCAGATCTGTAGATCAGCTAATTAAAGTATTTATTGAAACATTTAATAAATTGGTTAATGAAAAAATACAAGCTGTTCAATGGTGGGGCATAATAGCACATAAGACTCATAAAGTATATATGGAATCGTCAAATCAATTAGAAAGAGCATTACAGTCAGATAGTGATAGATTAAATCTTGCACTGAGTTCATTTGAAGCTGGAAATTTGCGTGTCAATGCAAATAGGTTTGAAGAGATGATAAAGGCCAAAGACGCGTCAGCTGTAACTAAAGGAGGAGAATAGATTTTGAGAACACAATTATTATGTACATTTGCACATAGAAAGGATTTAAATTTAATTATTGATTATATATCAAAATCATATACAGTAGCTGAAAAAAGAATGTTTGTATTTTCAAATGCAGATAACTCGTCAGAACTATATGTAACATATAATGTAGAACCGGATGATTATAAAAAGACTCCTAACACAATAATGATACATAGGAAGAAAGAAACAAATACATTATATACAGTTAATGCTTTAAATGCAATAATAAGAAAATCTAATAATGGAGTATTAGATAAGAAATTTATTATAAATTGGCAAATATATGATAATTCTTTAATGTTAACAGATGGCGATGATGTAAGACATATTCATTTAGATCTACATAAAAGAATCGATTTATAATTCTGCGATAACTTTTTGATATTTATATATAATTAATATTAATAAAAAGAGAGAAGTTATGAAGAAATTAATTATATTTTTATTTGCAATCATGAGTCTAGGACTCAATGCACAAAATGGTTTATCTAACAATTGTTTAGAGTGTGCAATAGCGCAAGGATTTTATTGTGGAGAAGATCCCTCCAATTGGACAATGTATTCACCAAACGGATGTGTACCTTCATTTTACATAAATGATGGATATGAAGATTGTGTAGATGCAACTGATGAAGGAGCTGATGTTGTTCCAACAACAATTGAAGAATGTCCAGAACCAGTAGTAATAGAATGTGATACAGTATATGTAGATGTACCTGTAATAGAGTATATTTATGAAACTATATATGTAGATGTACCTGTAATAGAATATATTTATGAAACTATTTATGAAACTGTATATGTCGATGTTATTGAGTATGTCAATGTTATAGAATATGTTGATGTGATTGAATATGTTAACGTAATTGAATATGTAGATGTTATAGAATATGTAGATGTTATTGTAACAGAATATATAGATTGCGATTCAGGATTACCTTGTAGTAGTGGCATGGAAGAAATATTAAAGAAATCTATTGAAGATAATAGATTATATAATCTTAATGGCCAAATTATACGTGAACCAAAAGGTGTTTATATAGAAGAAGGTAAGATTAAATATAAAGTCAGATAAAGACAAAAATAATGAATATATTTCAATTAATAATTAGGTTATTTGAAATATATTCATTATATTTATATTAAATAGAAAGGATTAGAGTTTAGCCATAATTAAACTCAAAATTAAAAAATAAAAAATAAAAACTTTTTTACAACTTTTTTCGATAATCATTAGGATAAATGAAATAAAGTTGTTATATTATTAATTAATTATTAACCATTAAAAAAAGAAAAAAATGGCAATTGACTTAGAAGCAATAAAACGCAAACTTAACCAGTTACAAACAACAGGAGCTCGTAGAGATAACCTGTGGAAACCTGAACCAGGTAAACAAGTTGTAAGAATAGTACCTTATCAGCACGACAGAAATAATCCTTTTCAAGAACTTTACTTTCATTATGATTTAGGTAAGAAAAATTTCTTATCACCAATCACTCATGGAAAACCTGATCCAGTAGTAGAGTTTTGTGAAAAATTAAAAAATTCTGGTAATTCAGATGAATGGAAACTAGGAAAGAAAATGGAACCTAAAATGAGAACTTATGTTCCTGTTCTAATTAGAGGAAAGGAATCTGAAGGAGTTAAATTATGGGGTTTTGGAAAACAAGTTTATACTGAACTATTAGGAGTAATAGCTGATCCAGATTATGGTGATATCACAGACCCAATGGGCGGTAGAGATATCTTAGTAGAATTTACACCATCAGAAGGACCAGGACAGTTTCCTAAAACAACAATTAGAGTAAAACCTAATGTTACTCCAATGACGGAAGATAAAAATGTAGCAGAATCTGCTGCAAATAATCAACCTAATTTGACTGATATTTTTAAAGAGCCTTCATATGATGATTTGAAAGCAGCTTTAGAAGCATGGTTGAATCCAGAAGATGGAAATTCAACTGAAACAAGTTCGACAGCAGAACCAAAGAAAGAAGAAAAAGTTCCAGCTGGAGTTAACAAAGTAGATGATGTTGGTAAAGCATTTGATGATTTGTTTAACGATTAAATAGAGTTACAAAATGGCGAAAGCAAAAGCAAATACAAAAAGCGAACTTCAAGACGTGTTAGCAGTTGAGCTAGCAGATAGTCTCAATAAGAAGTTTAAGAATACAGGATATCAAACTGCATTTTTCTTAGACGGAGATACTAAGGCTCCAAGTGAAGTTAGAGGATGGGTCGGAAGTGGCTCATCAATGCTTGATCTTGCAATTTCAAATCGTAAGGAAGGTGGATTTCCTGTCGGTAGAATATCCGAAATTACAGGATTAGAAGCATCAGGAAAATCATTATTAGCAGCACATGCACTTGCCAATTGTCAAAAGGAAGGTGGATTGGCTGTTTATATAGATACCGAAAATGCAATTAGTAGAGAGTTTCTAGAAGCAATTGGACTTGATCTTAACAAGATGTTATATGTTCCATTAGAAACAATTGAAGACATTTTCGAAGCTATTGAAAGTATAGTTATTAAGATTCGTGAATCGAACAAAGATAGATTGGTAACAATCGTAGTCGACTCTGTAATGGGGGCTTCTACAAAAATTGAAATGGCTAAAGAATTTGATAAGGATGGTTATGCGACAAGTAAAGCTATTATATTATCAAAAGGTATGCGAAAGCTTACCAATATGATAGGCCGTAACAAAATTTGTTTGATATTCACAAATCAATTACGAACTAGACTAGGGGTAGCATTTGGAGACCCTTATACAACTTCAGGTGGAAAGGCTATTCCATTCCATGCTTCGGTACGGTTACGACTCAAATCAGTTGGTCAAATTAAAGTCAAAAAGGACGGTGTCGATCAGACTATCGGAATTAAGACTAGATGCCAAGTGGTGAAAAATAGGATGGGTCCACCATTAAAAACTATTGATTATGATATCTATTTTGAATCAGGTA